ACTGCAATAATGGTGCATTGATTGTCATGGTGTTATGCCTCCAAGTTGATTGATTTATAAGGCTTTTTTATGAGCATGAGTTGATCTCCATTCCTAAGATATTGGAGGATCAATCCATCGTATTTAAGCATCGTGACTATTGGATAATTCATGGTAATTCCTTTCAATAAGTAATTGATGGCACAATGCCATCACTCACGATCTTAAACTCAAATAAAGCAAAATTTCACTAATCTATATAGGGATATACCCTAATATGGCGCATTTAATTGGATCGCGCATTGTGGGAGATCGTGGGAGATTGTGGGGATCGTGGGGATTGTGTTTTCCGATATTGTGCTTTGATATCGCCACATCGCCACACCTACATTCGCGCGCGCATTGGCTCATAGGCTTATCAGATCGCGCCACATTGAGCGATCGTTGATGAGTTGATGCGCCACGATGCCACGATGATCGCGCATCTCATAGGCTCATCTATCAGTCTGCCAATGCACCAACATGGTGCGCGCTCCAATGCACCAATGTGGTGCATCGTCTGTCTGCCTGTCTGCCTAAGTGAGTGAGTGCTTACTTCACCTATGCACCAATGTGGTGCATTGTCCAACTGCGCGATGTGAGTGAGTGCTTACTTACCTAATAGGTGAGCAGACACTCACTTAATGCACCAATGTGGTGCATAGGGGCATTTTGATTGAGAGGCATCCCCCTTTTAAGACACTCTGGGAGGGTGCGAGGTGGGGGGCCCCACAAAGCTCAAGTTTTTTATACACCCCCTGTTTCTTAAAAAAAGTCAATTTCTAAAAATTTTTTTTAGAATTTTGCAGGTTTTTGGCTCAGTAAAAAATCGTACCCTGTCAACCCTGTCAATTTTTTTCTTAAGTATTGCTCGTAAGTCCTTGATTGTTCGTTGAGGTATCGCTCGTAAGTCCTTGATTGACAGGATTGACAGGGTAGTCACCCTTTATTCTTCTTTTTAAAAAAACTTTTTAAAAAAATATGTTTACATCGGGGGGTAAACTGGAATAGACCCTGTCAACCCTGTCAACCCTGTCAATTTTTTGTAAATGGGCTCTTATATTGGAATTTGTGCATTAGTATAGTTATGAGTAATTACGCATACCAAATCAAAGGAGCCTTGGAAGACTCGGCTAGGAATTTTCTTGGTTTGCGTGTTATTGTATGTGATGCAAATCATATGGATTGCGTAGATGTGCCAGCCGAAGTGCTGGACCATGAAACCGCAAAATATCTGGAGTTTCGCTTAAAAGTGTCAGAAGTGGTCGACATTCGCAAACTCCCACACAAAATTGAAAACCGTATTCGGGCGCCGTTAGGGCGCTGGTTGGACCAATGGGTCCTCGAAAACTTTTATGGCTATACTAGCAAAAGAAAAAGTATTAACACTTGATTATTGGAAAAGCGCCAACCAATTGCGTGTTGGCGACTACGTATTTGACAGGGAAGGCAAACCTGTCCGCATTAAGCTAATTCAAGAATACTTTCCCGCTAAATGTAACACCGTCATCTTTAATGACAACCTAGCCGTATCTGGCGATGGTAAGCTTGGGTTTCCGGTAGAGACGCCTAAGTACCGCAAAAGAACCCACGAATACAAAGGCAAGAAAAAGTTCAGAAGGCCGCTAAAGCCGATGCGTGTGGAGACCTTGGAGTCCCACCCCTTAATTGGCAAATACGACCGCTTAGAGTTTTCTGTGCCAACATCAAAACCCTTGGAGTTCCCCCACCAAGATTTACCGGTACCGCCGTTCTTGTTTGGTTTTTGGTATTTTAACAAAGGCAAACACAGAACCATGGTCGAGCCAAAAGGGCTATCAGAAATCATTCGGGCCAAGTTCAAAGACCACGGCTACAAGATTATTGATTTTAAAAAGAATACCAGAGGGGATCGTCCGTTTCAAGTTGAGCCAGCAATTCATTCCCAAATTTTGGCGCCCAACATCCCCACCAACTATTTGCTTTCCTCGGCTGAACAACGCTTGGAATTTTTGTCTGGAGTTATCCACGCCAAATCTAGGCAGTATTCGGTGAGCAAAGACACATTTCGAATTACCGATTATAATCGTAGTAATATCTCACAGCTCCAGCAATTGGTGGAATCTTTGGGAATGCGTAGTAAAGTCTATTATGACAACCACTACAAATACTACACATTATATTTTAGAAGCCGGCTCAAATTGATTGGAAACCAAGTCTCGCCTCCTGTAAAGGTTCACCAAGCCAGACGTTTCATTAAATCAATTGAAAAGATTGCACCGCAACTGTGCATCCATATTGAGACCGAAAATAAAGACAATACGATCCTTGTTGGAGAAGGATTTATCTCATGCCTTTAACACCACACCAAGAGCAGACTTTAAAGAAGTTTGCCGCAGCTCGGGCCCACTGGCCTAAAGCCGAACTTGAAGCGGCGCTATGGAGAATCAAATGGTCCCTCCAAGCACTACCACATCAACGAGAACCAGAAGATGGAGAATATGATACGTTCCTTATGCTTGCAGGCCGCGGGTCTGGCAAGACGCACACTGCTAGTCACTGGATTGGTATTAGGGCTTGGGTCTACGGCGGAACCCGCTGGCTTGTCACAGCTCCTACGTCAAACGACATCCGAGCCACCTGCTTCGAAGGCGATTCAGGACTCCTTAATATCATCCCACCCAGCCTTATCCGGGACTACAACAAATCCCTCTTCGAAATTACCCTTACCAATGGCTCCATCATCCAAGGCATCCCAGCCTCAGAGCCAGAACGGTACCGCGGTAAGCAATACCACGGGGCGTGGTTTGATGAGCTGTGCGCCTTCGAGTACCTCGACGAGGCATACGATGGCGTCCAGTTCACGTTGCGCCTTAAAGACCCGCGAATCCCGCGAGTCCAGCAAATCATTACCACCACCCCCAAGCCAAAAGAATTAATTGTAGACCTTAACGAAGGTAAAGTTGGTGGCGATGTGTACGTGGTTAATGCCAGCTCGTACGATAATAAAGAAAACTTATCAGCCACGTTCTTCAAACAGCTTGAGACTTACGATGGCACCGACATTGGCAGGCAAGAGATTTATGGTGAGATCCTTGACCCAGAGTCAGCTGGTATCATCAAACGCAAACAGTTTCGCATGTGGCCTGCATCTAAACCTACGCCAAACCTTGAATACGTGATTGCCAGTTACGATCCGGCTACCAGCGAAAAGACCATGAACGACCCCACTGCTTGTACAGTATGGGGCGTGTTTGAACAAGAAGACGCCGGCACCGCGGTCATACTGCTAGACTCTTGGGATGCACATCTGTCCTATCCAGAATTGCGACGCAAAGTAATTGACGACTTTAAAGAGGTGGTGTACGGTGCGGACAACGATTTTGGTAAAGGACGAAAAGCGGACCTGTTACTCATGGAAGATAAGTCCGCTGGTATTTCCCTGATCCAAGAACTCCAAGGTGCTGGTGTACCGGTACGTGGATATAACCCCGGGCGCGCGGACAAAGTGCAGCGCCTAAACATCGTGGCACCTCTGGTGTCTAAGGGCAAAGTGTGGATCCCAGAAGATCCTAAACAAAAAGGCGACTTTGCAGATTGGACAAAACGGTTTTTACGTCAAGTGTGTTCGTTTCCTGAAGCGGGTGGGCATGATGATTACGTGGACTCTTTGTCTCAAGCATTACGCGTTTTGCGAGACTCCGGTTGGTTGCAACTAGACCCACTGCCACCACGCGACTATAGCTACGTGGATGATATCTACGGCAAAAAATTCGTCAACCCCTACATGCAGTAGGGCGAAAAATATAACCTTTGTGCATTAGTATAAATAGATGAACCTTATCAAAACTCCCCGTCAAATGGTGCTTGAGAAAGCCGGCGCACTGCCAGCTACTCCCGGCATGGTAAAAACTACCCGTCAAGCAATGTTGCAAAACGCGGGTATGGTGCCACATTTGGCAAAAGGTGGTAAGGGCAAAAAGATGACACCAAAGATGATGCGCGCGTTGATTGAAGAGCACACCAGCCCAGACAAACAGCAGCATCACGAAAAGATTATTTTGGCCATGTGCGAAGGCGCACGGGTAGCACATGAGCATTTCAAAAACAAGCAAAGCGATAGCGAATAATGGCACAACCACAGATTCCAATTCAAGCTGGCGGTAATCTTCCGGCCTTGGATAAAGAAAACGAAATTGATCAGATGTCAGATCAAAATGATCAACTCGAAGGATTTGAGGAAGAGTTTGATTTAGATCCAGAGTCCGCTGAACAAGAAGTGATTGAATTGGATGATGGTTCCGTTGTCATTAATTTGAAGGAAACCAAAGGTCCGCAAGAAGATCCTGAGTTTTACCAGAACTTGGCAGAGGTGTTTGATGAAGGCACATTGGACGCATTGGCCATTGAGTTTTTGGATTACATTGATGTGGACCGTGAGTCTCGCGCCCAGCGTGACAAACAGTATGAAGAAGGACTACGCCGCACTGGCTTAGGTAAAGACGCGTCCGGTGGTGCCAC